TTTGAAACACCGCAGGTGCGTTATGCAATCGCCGCCGCTACTGCCTTTCATAACGAACCTAAGGAAAAGAGATTAAAATATGTTAAAGAATATTATGAATGTGCTAGTGACGGGCATTTCACATTGGCCACGCCTGTCTTGGCAGGCCTTGGCACAACTACAAAACAATTTAGTAGTTGTGTGCTTATTAGTAGTGACGATACTCTTGATTCAATTTTTGCTGCTGGTGAAATGATGGCAAAATATGCTAGCAAACGTGCTGGCATAGGATTAGAGATCGGTCGTATTCGCCCATTAGGAGCGCCAATACGTAACGGTGAAATCAAACATACAGGCATGATACCTTTCTTAAAGAAATGGTTTGGTGATCTACGTAGTTGCAGTCAAGGTGGTGTACGTAATGCAAGCTGTACTGTAACATTTCCTGTATGGCATTATCAGTTTGAAGATTTGATTGTGCTTAAAAATAACCAAGGCACAGAAGAAACACGTGTAAGACAAATGGATTACAGTGTTGTAGTTAATAAGATGTTTTGGAATCGCTATAAGAAAAACGAAAATATAACATTGTTTGATCCACATGAAGTGCCAAATTTATATGAAGCATTCTATAGCGATACAGAAGAATTTGAACGTTTGTACACAATGTACGAAAGTAAAAAAGGGTTGCGCAAGAAAGTTTTACCAGCAGTAGAAATATTCAAAAATGGTATCTTAAAAGAAAGAACAGATACTGGGCGTATCTATTTGGTTAATATTGATAATGTTATAAATCAAGGCCCGTTTGATACTAAAGTTGATCCAATATATCAAAGTAATCTTTGTCAAGAAATATTACTACCTACGAAACCATTTCAGAGAATAGAAGATGAAAAGGGTCGTATCGCTCTCTGCACATTAGGTAGTGTAAATTGGGGTGCATTTAAAAATCCGCAAGACATGCGAAAAGCCTGTAGAGTACTTGTGCGCAGTCTAAGCAATCTCCTAAGCTATCAGGATTTTTTAAGCATACAAAGTAAACTTGCAAACGAAGATTTTGAACCATTGGGTGTTGGTATTACTAACCTTGCCTATTGGCATGCAAAAAGACACTTACGTTATGGTACAAATGAAGGTCTAGCAGAAGTAAAACGCTGGATGGAACATCAAGCATATTACCTAACTGAAATGAGTGTCGAGTTAGCACAAGAACGTGGACCATGTAAAAATAGTTCACGTACATACTATGGTAAAGGCATTTTCCCTTGGGAGCGTAGAGCAGAGGGCGCAAATGAATTGACTGATTTTAGTCCTAGCATGGATTGGGAACCACTAAGAGAAAAATTAAAGCAATATGGTATTCGTAATGCAACATTGATGGCTATTGCTCCTGTAGAAAGTTCTAGTGTAGTTTTAAATTCTACAAACGGTATTGAATTACCCATGGAACTTATCAGTGTTAAAGAAAGCAAAGCAGGAAGCTTTGTACAAGTTGTACCAGAATACAAGCGATTAAAGAATCGCTATCAATTAATGTGGGATCAACATGATTGTATAGATTATTTGAAAACAAGTGCAGTTCTTGCTGTTTACATTGATCAAAGCATTAGTACAAATACTTTTTATAATCCTGCATACTTCCCTGAAGGTAAAGTTAGTGCTACATTAATTGCTAAAAATTTAATGCTTGCATACAAGTGGGGATTAAAAACCATTTATTATAGCTTAATTAATAAAATGGGTTCTAAGGCAGCATTAAAAGATGATAATGTAATTGAATTCACAAAGCTCGAACCATTGGAAGATGAAGAAGCTTGTGAGGCGTGTGTTCTATAATGGCACATCTTGTAGCTAACATACCACCAGTTCATTGTTATATACGCAAAGAGTTTTTATATGACTTTGAAAAGGGGCATGGTGAATATGAACCTTGTATATGGGTATCAATCAAAAGCATTCGTGGTCAAGCATTTAGAATAGAGGCATACTTACCAAACTATGGCGCACTTTATGACAAACTACCTTTACATGCGTTTGTATCACGCACAGAGAATCTTGACCCTACACAGTTTCTATCTTTAGACACACTACAGATTTGGGATTGTTTCAGCTATGACTTTACTGTTATACAAAAAGCATTTCTAAGAAATCTTAGTTGTAAGTTTTATGCTAAAGATAAAAAGTTTCATGAAGGTAACTATATGTTTACTGTTGATCATTCAGCACCAGATTTAAATGTTATAGATACTAGTTATGCTGAGTGGCCAGAAGATCATAAGAGTTTTAATTTTATAGAATTAAATAATGGGCAATATGCAGCACAACCTAATAATCGTTGTTTATTTTTAGATGCTGCAAGTAATCCAAAAGAATTGAAGTTCCCTGATTTTAAAGTATGTACTAAAAAATATGTAGTAGAACAGAATCCTAAGTGGTTTTTAGGAGATACAAACACAGTCATGTATGAAGAGGATAAATTATGAAAAAACTTTTACTATTGCTACTAACACTAGCATCAACATCTTTTGCAGATGAATTGACAATTTGCGAAGGTAAATTTGCATTGTGCGCCGCTAGCACTTGCACAGAAACAGGCAGAACCATTACAACTAACAACGGAAAAACATATCCCGAAGTAGTTTGTAAATGTCCAGTACTTGAAGGTAAAAGTATTGCTGATTTAAGTGCTGGTGTTATGAAGGGTACATGTAATGTTGAAAACCCTGATAAACAAGTATGGAGTTTATTTGCGCCACGTCTACACTACCCGCAAGAAGCAAATAATTTTGTAACTAATCCTATTAGTGCAACAAGAGCAAAGGTACAAACTTGTTCAGGTGATGTAGCACAAGAAAGTACTAACTGTTGGGGAATGATGTGTATCTATGATAGAAATCCTATCAACGGCACAACAACAGCAACATGCAGTTGCCCTATTGGTCAAATAGCACAAGGTATAGAATTTTTAACAGAAGCTGGTCAGGGAAATCCATCAGCATGTGATAAACACCCAGTAGCAGCACCAAATCCTTATGCAGGCACACGATAATGAGTAAAGAACAATATAATTTAAGTAAACAAACAAATTATCTAAAGCGCACCATGTTTTTAGATCCAGAAGGTCCGGTAACGGTTCAACGTTTTGAAGAAGTTAAATACCCTAAGGTAACAAAATACGAAGAAACTGCACGTGGTTTCTTTTGGGTGCCAGAAGAAATTACATTAACTAAAGATAAAATTGATCACAAAGATTCTAGTGAGGCAGTTAAACATATCTTTACTAGTAACCTATTGCGCCAAACAGCACTTGATAGTATTCAAGGTCGTGCACCTGCACAAGTATTTGGACCTGTGATTAGCGTCCCAGAACTAGAAGCATTAGTTAACAACTGGAGTTTCTTTGAAACAAATATTCATAGTAAAAGTTATTCACATATCATTCGTAATGTGTATGGTGTACCTAAAGAAGAATTTAATAAGATACATGACACAAAAGAAATCATAGACATGGCTACAAACATTGGTCGTTACTATGAAGATTTGCATCAACTTAACTGCCGTAAAGAAACAGGTGAAACAATACCTGAGATGGAACATATTAAAGCAATTTGGTTAGCATTAAATGCTAGTTACGCACTAGAAGCATTGCGTTTTATGGTTTCATTCGCTACAAGCTTAGCAATGGTTGAGAATAGAATCTACATGGGTAATGGTAATATCATCAGTTTGATATTACAAGATGAATTACTGCATACAGAATGGACTGCATGGTTAATTAATAATGTAGTTAAAGATGATCCACGTTTTGTTATTGCAAAACAAGAATGTGAAAAAGAAGTTTATAATCTCTATATGGAAGTTATAAATGAAGAAAAAGATTGGGCTGAATATCTTTTTAGTAAAGGCGTTGTAATAGGACTAAATGCAGATATACTTAAAGATTTTGTAGACTGGACCGCTTTTAATAGATTAAAAGATATTGGAATAAAGTATTTAGAAAATCACCCAAAGGTAAGTCCTATACCGTGGTTCAATAAACACGTTAATATCAATAAAAAGCAAACAGCTTTACAAGAAAATGAAAGTACAAACTATGTCATTGGTGTAATGAGTGACACAGTTGATTACGAAGCATTACCAGATTTATAAAAGGAAAAACATGAAAGCAATAGTTTGGAGTAAGGATATGTGTCCTTTCTGCGATAAAGCCAAGGCTTTGTTAAAATTAAAGAATATAGAGTTTGAAGAAAGAAACATTAATAAAGATTACACAAAAGATCAATTAATGGAAGCAGTACCTAATGCACGTACAGTTCCTCAGATTTTTATAAATGATGAACTAATAGGTGGTTATACAGAATTACACAGAAAATTAATGGGATAAACATGGATATTAACATAAATGAAGTATATTCGTTCAAATTAAATAGCGGAGAAGAATTAGTAGCAAAAGTGATAAAAATCACCGATAAAACCGTTGAAATCAGCGAGCCTGTGAGCATTGCTCCTAGTCAAAAAGGAATAGGCATGGTCCCTAGCTTATTTACTACTGATATGAACGGTGTTTTTAGACTAAATATTAATAGTGTTGCAATAGTTGCAGACACTAATGAACAAGTTAAGGTAAAGTATATCGAAGCTACTACCGGTATACAAGTACCAGAGAAACAAATTATATTAGGATAAGGATGCCACAACTTAGTAGAAAAGGGGACACTGATCAACCAGGCGGCGCAATAATGCGCGGTGCTGGTACAGTGTTTGCGAATGGTATACCAGTTGGCTTACATGTAAGTCAAATAACACCACACGCACCATTTGGTCCACCTCACCCGCCACATGCGGCTGCAACAACTACAGATGGAAGTCCAACTGTATTTGCAGAAGGTTGCCCAGTGTTAAGAGTCGGTTCAGGAAATAGCTGCGGACATAGTATCGTTCAAGGCAGTCCTGACATTTTTTGTCCATGAGTCTACAAGGTCAGCAAACACCAAATAGTATAAATTTAACAGCTTCACTTCTTTCAAGCACAGGCTTAACCATAAATGCAACTGCTGCAGGGTTTATGGGTTCAAGCACTGCAGAAGCTAATTATACTAAAGGAACTATAGGTTCATCTACTGTATTAAACAGGTTAATTGATTCTATTAATTTAGCCCACGGTAAAATAGGGGTAGGTGTTAATGATGTTAGTCAGGCAGTTTATGACGCATTAATATCAATTGGTAGTTCTACTATTCCTGCTTTAGGAAATTCAAAGCCCGCAACTTATTCATCGACCGTTTCAAATTCATTAGCAAGATATGGATTCATAAGATTTCCTGCATTACAAGCATACAATGAGTTTGTTACTGGAGGTGGCGCCTACAGAGATTTTTGTTTAAGTTTTATTACTGCCATGTCATTTAGGGATATTACTAACCCAACAATAATTTCATTGGCAAACAGTGTGAATTATCTTCAAGGCATTTACAGTAACATGAATGATTTGATTACTGCTGATATTACTGGCGTTAATCAAGCAACTCTTTATTGGGGGCAAGATTTAATAAATTTGGGCAGAGCAATTAATTTAGCCAATATAGATAAATTTGGTACACCTAGTGTATTGTTAATCACTCTGCAAAGAAACAATGCAATATCACAAGCATTATCTTATGCATTAATATTCAGTGGTTTAACCACTACAGAAGTGAACAGTATTTTAAACGGAGTGGAAGTTACTCCGCAACAAGAGCAAAAAATTTATAATGCTTTTGTTTTAGTTACAGGAAATGATTTAACAGATGTTTTAATACCATTAAATGTACAAACAACTGGATTGCAGTCATTAGCAGATTTGCTAAATCCTATAAAATTATTTCCTAATAGTTATGCAAGTTTGACTGTACCTAGATACAGCACCGCCACTTCAGCCGCTAATAGTAAAGTTTATTATAATATATACGCTAGCGGGGCACTGAGTCCAAACGTAAGAGTTTTTAACTACGGAACTTATTTAACATCTATATTACCAGATGACATAAGAATAGCATGTGGTGCATTTTCTTCAGCTATGATGCAAATTAGAAATATACAGTCTGTTCCCATAGAAAGTTTTGCACAAGTTGTAACCAATTTAGAAACTGTAAATGGATTGAATGTGAATGGATCAGGTGGCACTCCAGTAAACACAGCAGCGGTTAATAGTGCAATTAGTGCTATTGCTTTAGGTTCAGGAACAAATGGCACATATTTGGCTACAGACTTTTTTGGCGCAATGACAGGATTGAATTATAATTATAGTAGAATACAACAGTTAATTCTTCAATTGCAATCATCAAATCTTGCGACAATTTATACGAACATTTTTAATAAATTGTCCGGAGCAGGTCCGTACAATACAGACCTTACTACATTTATAGGTCAAGCAAATACAGAAATAACAACAATACGAAATAATAATTCTGTTGCGGCAACAGAGTTAAACACTTTATGGAGTCAAATAGGAACTAATTTGATGAAGGAGACTGCCTCTAGAACAGCAGCACTCCCTTCAAATGCAACAGCTACAATAAGTAGTATAACTTCTTTTGTAGATAACTATAATTCGTATGCTTTAGATACAGGGCAGTATCAATCTGCTGCAGTATTAGAAGCTATATCGGATACAACCAACTTAGGAGGACAAAGTTCAATAGCATTAATGCGTGAAATACGAAACGCAAATAGGTTAGGTTTGTGTGGTTTAGAATTGGATAATAACATAAGTAATATTCAAACTGTAACCCCGCAATCCTCTATAGGGAATGTAACAAGAGTAACAGGTGCAACTAATATACCTGGAAGTTTTGCCGGATCACCAAACACTGATCTAGTTCCCTCCAATTTAGATATATTTAATATATCTACATCTGTCTCAGTACCAACACAAACTCCAAGTCAAGCATTGCAAGATGTTATAGATTGCAATTGTGACTGCTGGGACAATCTTTGAATTGTGATCTTAACTTAATAATAAGTTAAAACCAAAATTCTTGTCTTTTAATAGAACATAGTGTATACTATCGTTCGGA